CAAGCCACTACCGCACGAGGTGCTGACGGCAAATTCGCCAAGGCAGAGACGCCGGAAACGGTAGTCGAGGCCGAGAAGAAGCCGGAAACCGAGCCCGTCAAGGAAGAGGTGGAGGACCCGATCGCGGAGTTGCGCGCACGTCTCGAGAAGGCCGAGAAGATCGCCAAGGACAACCAAGCCTGGGCTACCAAATTGGCGCAAGAGCGAGCGCAGGAACGCCGAGAGCGAGAAGCACGCGAGCGTGAGGCACTCAAGCCAGCTATTTTGGATGCCAATCCTGAATTGGCCGAAGCAATCCGCTACGTGGCGCAAGACCCGACGCCTCAGCACAAGGAAGCCGCACGGCAACAGGAATGGCAGACCGCTATCGAGAAGGTCCACCCGGGCATTTTCGACAAGTCGATCGATCCTGAGCTTGAAAAAGCCATCTCCGAGCGATTCCAGGCCATCGGCGCCGATGTCCAAGACCCCCTGGTAGCGATTCGTGAAATCACTGCAGAAAAACTGGCCTTCACCGAGCGGCAGGTTGGCAAGCGATTCGCTGCCGAAGCCGCAAAGCAGGCCAAGGTGTCCGCTATGACCGTGCCCGGCGCTGGCGCTGGCGGTGGTGCTCGCACCGCCCCTGATGCCGCGCTGGCCGAGGTCGAGCGGATCAAAAACATGTCCGACGCCGACTTTGCCAAAGAGGTGAAGCGCGTCAAAGGGTTCTAACCCTCAAGAAAGCAAGCAATGACCAATGTGACCAATCTCTCCGTTCTGCCTCCGGGCACCCAGGCGTTCTACGACCGCAACCTGCTGTCGCGCGCTCAACCGAATGACGTGCATGGCCGGTTCGGTCAGAAGCGCCCGGTTCCGAAGAACAGCGGCAACCAGATCAAGTTCCGCCGTTACTCGCAGCTCGCCGCGGCCACCAACGCGCTGATGGAAGGCGTCACGCCCTCCGGCTCGGCGCTGTCCGTGACCGATGTGACCTCGACGCTCGCGCAGTACGGCGACTTCGTGACGCTGACCGACCTTGTTTCGATGACCAACCAAGACCCGGTTGTGACCGAAGCGACGGACGTTCTGGGCGACCAGGCCGGCACGACCATCGACATCGTGCGCCGCGACGTGCTGGTCGCCGGCTCCAACGTGGCCTACGCATCGGGTGTGGCCGACCGCCTCTCGCTGGTGAACAAACTCACTGCGGCCGATCTGGACAAGGCCATCCGGTTCCTCAAGAACCAGAACGCCAAGTACATGAAGGAAGGCATCCCCGCTTCCGACAAGATCGGCACCAGCTCGGTTCGCAAGTCGTTCATCGGCATCGTGCACCCGGACGTGGAATATGACCTGGAGCAAATCACGGGCTACAAGTCGGTTTCCGACTACGGCTCGCAGGAAGGCTTGATCGAGGACGAAATCGGCGCGTACAAGAACATCCGCTTCGTCACCTCGACCAATTGCAAGATCTGGACGAATGCCACGACCGCCACGACCGCTGGCTACAAGGCCACGGGCGGCGGCTCCAATGACGTGTACGCCACGCTGATCATCGCTGCCGAAGCCTACGGCCTCTCGCCGCTGTCGGGCGAAGCGATGAGCACCTACGTGAAGGCCCTCGGCTCTGCCGGCGCGGCCGACCCGCTGAACCAGCGTTCGACCGTGGGCTGGAAGGCCACCACGATCACCACGATCCTGAACCAAGCCTGGATGCTGCGCCTCGAGTCGCTGGCTTCGGTCTAAGCACCATCTGAAGGAAACATCATGGCACTGACCACCAACACCCAGGCCCGCAGCGGCGGCATCATCAACCACGCGACCGGCTATGTCGTCTCTGACGCTGGCGCCGCGGCTGCGACCACGTTCACCGTGGGCTTCACGCCCCGGATCGTGCGCTTCCACAACGTCACGGACCGCATCAGCGACGAGTGGCTGACCGGCATGGCTTCGGCCAGCTCGATCCACACCGTTGCGGCCGGCACCCGCACGCTGGAGACGACCAACGGCATCGCTGTGTCGGGCAACACGTTCACCGTGACTGCGACCACGATGGTTGCCTCCAAGACCTTCGTCTGGGAAGCCATCGGCTGACCTGAGAAGACTTTCAACCCGACAAGGCCCGGCTAACCCCGGGCCTTTTTCTTTGGAGAAAACGAAATGCCCCGTGGTATCCCGAACACCCCCGAATCGAACGCCAGCGAGGCCGCTGCCACCAAGGCACCGGCCAAGCTCAAGCAGTACCGCATCACCTTCCACGGCGAAGGCGGCGATATCGAGATCGGCCACAACTACAAGCTGAACCTCTACAAGCGCAACGTCGAAACGACCATTGACGAGAACTACCTGAACGTGCTCAAGCACTCGGTGGTCACGACCCAGATCCAGGACAGCGACGGCAAGTGGAAGGCCGTGTCGATCCCGACCTACCAGTATTCCGTCGAGCCGATCTGAGCAATCGCTGAGCCATGCAAAAGTACTTCAACAGCCTGATTGATTCGCGGGGCAACGCCATCGAGGGCGTGTCCGTGCGCGTGTACGTTGCTGGCTCGCAGACGCTCGCTTCGTTGTACTCCGATGACGGCGTCACGCCGACGACGAACCCGCAGATCACAGATGCTCTGGGGTATTTCTCGTTCTACGTCATCACAGGAAACTACGACTTCAAGATCTCTGGGCCGCACGTCTCCACGTACTGGGTTCGGGATGTCTTGATCTCTGACGAGGTGGCGGACTACGCTTCCCCTCTCGGCGCAACTCTCATCGGCACCCCCACAGGCACAGTGCAAGACGCCCTTGATGCTCGGCCTACTGCAGACGAGCTGGCTGCGGCGTCTACCGTGCCGCTGATGGCTTTCACAGCCGCTGAATCGCAGAGCATCTTCGACAACGCGCTGCCGATGCAGAGCTATACCGCACTGCGCGCGTACAGCGGGCGCGCAGCTGGCGTGCGCCTCACCTCGACAGGCGTTGCGGGCAATTTCTGGCGCGATGCATCGGACGCCACCAGTGCAGATAACGGCGGCACGCTCATCGTGGACGCCGCTGGCCGCCGCTGGAAGCGCTTGTTTGTCGGCCCCCTAAGCGTCCTATGGTTCGGAGCAGATAGGACCGGCATTGCCGACAGCACCTCTGCCATCAACGCGGCGTTGCTGGCAAGTGTGGGGCTTGTTTTGGTGTTTGATCCGGGCACCTACAGCGTGGACGGAACGCTATTGCGGACCTACTCGAATACCACTTTGCGCGGCTATGGCGCGACCTTGAAATTGAAGGCCGGGACGTACAGCACGACGCGCTATTTTTTCGGAACGAACACTGGAATTACCTACGACGCAGGCTATGCCGAAACCGCGTATGTGGATATTGCCGGCTTCACGCTTGACGGGAATATCGCCAATGTCACGACTACGGATTCTTGCTACGGGATAAACGCCTACCGTACACGATCGTTCTTTGTTTCCGATGTGAAGATCAAGGATCTTCCTGGAGTGGTTGGGGTTGGATATGGGATCGCTTTTTCCTACTCCACGGATGCGATTGCAGCGCGCGTCAATGTCAACCGAACCGACCGGCAAAACATCATCGTTTGGGAGACGAAGAATGCTCGCATCGACAATTGCACGCTAAAGGATAGCTATTTCCGAGATTGCATTCTCGTATCTAGCTTTACTCCAGCAACCTATCAAGCCTCTGAGTGCAACATTTCCAACACGGAATGTCGCAACACCATGAGCACAGGAACGCACGTTGTGCGATTCAGCGGTGAGTCCGGTGGGAAGATGAGCAATTGCAGGCTGTATGGGTATCAGTCTGGGGGCACTGGTCTGCACGGAATTTATATCACCGATATTTATCCTAAGCGCATAACCATAGAGAACGTTTCGATAAACGACTGCTTCCGGGGCGTGGATATTTCCAGCGACGCGGCCCACGTACTCGAATTCGTCGGGCTCCAAATTGGCATGGAAACCCCTTGCTACGATGGGTTCCGAGCCAACACCAATGGTGCTGTTGTGAAAGTCAACGGCGGCAGCATCAATGCAACCAACCAAGTGTTGTACATGAACGCCGTCGATTACCAATCTGTCACGGGCGTGGAGTTGATTGGCGGTACGCAAAACAGTGCGATTTTCAGCGAAGCGGCCGGCGTCACGATTTTCAACAACAACACAGTGCGAGGAAATACCAATGCCTCGTACCCCGTCCTGTTTGGCGGCGCTGGCGAGCCGATCATTGTCGGCAATAAGACCATCGGGAATACCGTAAATACGTTGCGCGCCACTACCGGGGCAATTGCTGCGGGCAACAGTTCGGTGACGATTGACGGAGTGGCGCGCTCTGGCGTGGTGGTGAAGCGGTCCACGACTGCAAATCGACCGGCGCTGGGCGCCTCAGACATCATGGTTCCGTTCATGGACACAACGCTTGTCGCAGCAGGCAAGCCCATTTGGTGGACCGGCACCGCCTGGGTCGATGCGACCGGAGCGGCGGTTTAGCCCATGCCAACCATCCTTGACATCGACAGCACTGGGACGGGGAGCTAGATATGGCAATCGTCATTGACACGGCCAATCAGCCTCGCGGGAACAAAGGAGCATAGATGCCCATCGTCATTCCAACCATCGTCGATTGGTCGCAGACCACCATCGACGTGATCGAAGGCGCTTTGCAACTTTGCCAAGCTATCGGCGTCGGCGAGAACGTCAAGGATGCCGATTCCAGCCTGTGTATGACCGCGCTGGACGGCCTACTCAAAGAGTTGCCGATCCATGGTTTCTCCTGGCCGCAAGTGACCGCATCGGCGGAGGACTTGGCCTGGACTTTGTCCACGCCCTGCATCCTTGTGCCGCCGACCGACTACTTCGGCGCTCCGGTGCTGAAGTACACCGACGCATCGGGTAGGGCTGTCGAGTTGACGCAACTGCCGAAGACCGCCTTCGAGGCTCTCGACCTAACCCAGACGGCGGTGTATCCGCAGTATTACTACGTCTCGCCGGATCTGGCCTTCAACATCTGGCCGGCGCCGACGCAAGACCCGGGCCTGACGTTGACCTACCAGACGATCATCCCCGATCTGATGTTGACGGCATCGCCTGGCTTGCAGCAGCAGTACCTCAACGCGCTGCAGTACTTGCTGGCTGATGAAATCTCGCTCAAGTACGGCGTTCCTCCGGCCGAGCGCGCGGAGATTGCTGCTCGAGCTTCCATCAAGAAGAACATGATGATGCAATGGGCCGTTGACCTCGCGCCGATCAGCATCACTGTTGACGATTGCAGCTATTCGACCAAGGGGCCGCTCGAATGGCGCTAAGTCCAGTCCCCCTCTTCGGTCTTGGCAACTTCGGCAAGTCCCGGAACGTCAGCGCCCAGAAGCGCACGAACCTGTACGCCGAGATCCAGCGCGACGGAGAGAAGGGTACGCTCACGCTGTACCCGTCGCCTGGGCTGACAACCTTCGTCAATTTCGGAGCCGCGCCAATCCGGGGGATCTGGAAGAAAGACGATGTTCTGTATGTCGTGAACCGCGCCACGCTGTGGAAGGTCACGAATGACGGAACGATGACCAACATCGGCACGCTGGCGACCTCGGCGGGCCGGGCGGACATGAGCGACAACGGGACGCAGATCATCATCGTGGATGGCGTGAACGGGTACATCTACAACACCTCGACGCTCGCTTTCGCGCAGATCACGGACCCTGACTTCCCGGGCGCCGATACGGTCACATTCTTGAATGGGTATTTCATCGTTCAGAAGCCGAACACTGGGCAGTTCTATTGCTCAGCGATATATGACGGGCTCTCGTGGAATTCGCTGGACTTCGCCACGGCCGAATCCAATCCTGACAACCTCGTGCGTGTGATCGCCGACAACGGGCAGATCCTGCTTCTTGGGCCGGACACGACCGAGTTCTGGAGTGATTCAGGGGCACTCGATTTCCCGTTTGCTCGGGTCGGCGCCGCGGCGATTGAATGGGGACTTGCAGCTCGCTGGTCACTGTGCAAGTTCATGGACTCGATCATCTTCCTGCGCAAGAACAGGCTTGGTGCGGTGCAGGTTTGCACTCTGTCTGGGTACAACGCGCAACCCGTCTCCACCCCCGAGATTGACTACATCTTCAACCAGTACGAGGGCGTGTCCAATGCAACCGGGTTCGCCTACATGGTGTCCGGCCATCCGTTCTACCAGATCAATTTCCCCACGCCTGGCGAATCATGGGTCTATGACGGACTCAGCAAGGAGTGGCACAAGGCCCAGTCTGGCACCGGACGCCACCGCGGGGAAATTCAGATCAATTTCCTCGAGAACTCCTATGTCACGGACTACGAGAACGGCAAGCTGTACCACTTCGATGATGGTGCATACACCGATGACGGCCAGCCGATTGCGCGCGAACTGATCTCCCGCCACCAATCCACTGGCAACTTCTCTTTCCTGTCCAAACTGTGGATCGAAATGGAGGGCGGGGTCGGGCTGTTGACCGGCCAAGGCTCCGATCCGCAATTGATGATGCAGTACAGCAAGGACGGCGGGCATACGTGGAGTAATGAGGTCTGGGTGTCGTTCGGTGAGATTGGGCAGTACGGCGCTCGAGCGACATTCTTGCGTATGGGGCGGGCCAGGGACTGGGTTTTCAAGTTCCGCGTCACTGACCCGGTCAGGACGGTCTTCATCGGTGCATGGGGCGAGTTCACGAGATGAGCGCATACGACCTCCCCAAAGGCGCGCCGTTCGACGCGGCCGGCAACTGGACGCCTGCATGGGCTCAGTGGCTCACCAGAACCCATAACTCGGTCATCACGATCCAATCGAGTGGCGTCACTGCAGACCGCCCGGACCGGCTTCTGTGGGTGGGGCGCTTCTATTTCGACACCGATCTTGGCATCCCAATCTGGCTGCACTCGATCAATCCGATTGTTTGGCACGACGCCGCAGGAAACCCCGTATGAAGAACTTCCACCGGATCGCCACTGGCGTGAATACCGGCCCACTCCTGGCAAAGATCGCCCGCAATCCTGGCTGGTGGCACGAAGACACCTACCTGCGCACTTTCCCGCAAGGCCCATTCGGTGAGACGGACAGCATCATCCTGCGATTCCCGCCGCGGCCAGTTCCGAAGACCGAAGAAGAGAAGCAAGAGTACTTGCGGACCGTTGACCAGCATGAATGCGTCGATCAACCGATCTTCGACAAGTTGCCAGAGGCGCGAGATTTGGTGATGAACCTGTTTGCCTACGTCCGCGGCACCCGCCTAGGGCGCGTGATGATCAACCGCATTCAGCCTGGCGGTCGCATCTACAAGCACGCCGACACGCTCGAGCACGCGAACTACTGGCACCGCCACCACATCTGCCTCCAGAGCGCCCCAGGCGTCGTTTTCAGCGCTGGCGATGAACAGGTCTACATGGCGCCCGGCGAGGCATGGTGGTTCGACAACGGCAAGGGCAGCCCCGAAGACGACCGCCCGCAACACGAAGTCATCAACAACAGCCCTGTGGAGCGCATACACATGGTCATCGACATCCGGACGCTCTGAATGATCACCTTCGCTGTAGAGGACTGGTTCGCCGTCAAGGACGAGATGTCGCATCTCTGGCCGGATCACTGGCAAGAGGTAGCGGTGAACAAGGACGCGATCAAGCTCGATCCAGACTTTGACACCTACGCCACCTTCGCCAACAACGGGATGCTGCATATCGTTGTGGCGAGGAAAGAGGGTGAGATCGTCGGCTACCACTTCAGCGTGGTTCGCCCTCATCTCCACTACCGACAGAGCTTGTCGGCGTTCACAGACATCTACTACATCGCTCCCAAACACAGAACAGGCCGCACACCGTTGCGGCTTTTTCAATTCGTGGAGCAGACGTTGAAAGCACGGGGCGTCCAAAAGATGTTCACCGGCACAAAGCTCTCGCTAGATGCGGGTCCGCTCTTTGAGCACATGGGTTGGACCGAGACAGAGCGTCTCTTCGTCAAAATGATTGGAGGCTGACATGGTTGCAGCAATTGGGGCGGTCGCGGCGGTAGGTAGCGCGGCAATCTCTGCGAATGGCGCGAGAAGCGCCGCAAACTCACAGGCTGCATCTGCAGACCAAGCCTCTCAGGCGCAGATGATGGCGGCGGCGCAAATGCGCGCCGACCTTCAGCCATGGGTGCAGGCGGGCGGCGCGGCGCAATCGCGCTTGAATCAATACCTCGGCCTAGGAGGGGTTGGAACCAGCGGCCGTACATCTCTGGGTCTGTCAACCGGCTTGACGCCAGAGCAAGTCCGTCAGCAACTACAGGGCCGCTATACCCGTCAGACCACAACGAGCGGCGGCAGCGGTGCCCCCGCGGCGCCGGCATATCGCACTGGCGCTGAGGCAATCGCGGCCCTTGGTGCTGCAGGTGCCCATGACTATTTTCAGCAACAGAACACGCAAAATGCAAACACGGACCGTTCCTCGCTGTGGACTAGCCCTGACAGCTCCCAGCAGGGTGCGGCGCCAGTAGCGGCACAGGGTCCGACTTCGACTATCGACGAAGAGGGATTGAACGCCGCAATTTCGAGGTATTACGAAGAGCAGGACGCACAAAACAGAGCGGCCGAAGCCGACCCTACATATGGATCTCTGTTGCGACCATACCGCAACGGCGAAGAATTCGATTCCGGTCCAGCGTTCTCATTCACAGGCGAGAACCTTGCATCCGACCCAGGCTATCAATTCGGGCTGAACCAGGGGACGCAAGGCATCGAACGTGGGCAAGCATCGCGGGGGAACTTCCTCTCTGGTGCGGCGATGAAGGAACTCTCTCGTTTCAATGAAGACTATGCGGGCACAAAGTTCAACGACGCCTACAACCGAAACCTCAGCACGTACAGCACGAACCTTAATCGTCGCCAGAACGAGTGGAACACCAACCTCGGCGCTTACAACCAGAACCGCAACACCATCTACAACTTCCTCACAGGGCAGTCCACGATGGGGCAGAACTCGGCTGCTCAAGTAGGCACGAACAACCAGCAGACCGCCAATGCTGTTGGCAACAACATCATGGGCGCCGGCAATGTACAGGCGGCGGCCAACATTGCCGGCAGTAACGCTCTTGCCTCTGGAATCAACGGCGCCGCAAATGCCTATAACTCGACCAATAACCTGAACAGCGCTGCGGGTTGGAACAACCTGCTCTCTCGGCAAGGTGGCGGCTATAGCGGGTACACGGGCTACACCGGCACGACCGATTCCATTGGCAACATGAACACCCAGAGAGGATGGACCGCTTAATGGCACTCGACCCTTCGATCATCCTCCAAGCTGGCCGCGGTGTGACGCCGCTGCTTTCGCCGACTGAGATCCAAGATCAGCAGATGCAGCGCGAGATCGGCACGATGAAACTATCTCAGCTTCGCCAAGGCATGGCTGACGATCAGTCCATGCGGGACATCGCTCGGAATACTGCTCCAGAAGGTCTTTCCAGCGCCTACTACAAGGCCGGCTTGGTGAAGCCGGCCCAAGAAGCGCAAAAGTTCCAGACAGAACAGGCCAAGGCGGCGCGGGATGCAGAGAAAGCGAAGTACGAAACCGCGTTAAAACAGTACGAGGTTCTCGGGCAAGTGTTGGGCACAGTGAAAGATCAGGCGTCCTATGACGCAGGGCGCAAGCAACTTCAGTCCATGGGGATTCCTACGCCCAATGCCCCTCCGCAATACGATCCGAATGTAGTGCAGCAATTCCAGCAGCAGGCGATGTCGGCCAAAGATCAGGTGGCGCAAAAGTGGAAGGAGATGGAATACACCACTCCGAACGCGAATGCACTCCTTGGTGCTCAAACATCGCGCGCCACCAATGCGGCCAACATCGCCAACTCCCAGCGCACCGCAGACATGACAGATGCTCGAGCGCGCGAGTTCAACGCCACCAAGGTTGAAGAAAACACGCTCAAACGCGAGGCTAAGCAAGAAACCGCCGACATGACCAAGGCGGGCCAAGTGGCGAGCTTCGACACCATGCTCGGCACGCTCGATCGCCTCAGTAAGCACCCGGGCCTTGAGCGCTCTGTTGGCCTCATGAGCAAACTCCCCACAATGCCAGGAAGCGACTCGGCCAACTTCCAAGCCGAGCTTGACACCTTCCAGTCGCAAGCCTTCGTTCCGATGGTTGCCCAGCTCAAGGGGATGGGCGCACTGTCCGACGCGGAGGGCCGCAAGCTGACTCAAGCCGTGGGCGCTCTCAATCCGAACATGGGCGAGAAGGCATTTCGCGAGTCCGTCGCACGAATCACCGCGGACATGAACGCAGCTCGTGCTCGGGTCGTCGGCAACAAGGACGCGGCACCAGGCCCCGTCAAGGGGAAATTGCCAACCACGCGAAACGTAGATGTCGGAGGTACGCAGATGCAAGCTCGGCAGGCCCCTGACGGCAAGTTCTACGTCCAGCAGGGCGGCAAATGGTTTGAGGTGAAAGAGTAATGGCCGAGCTCGTCGCGGTTGACTTCGATCCGTTCAAGAAGTCCTCTACGCCTGACGATTTCTCGGCGCGCTACGGCGCGGCTGCGGAGAAAGCCGGGAAGGCGCTCGGCGTCGATCCAAAGGTCGTCCTCGGACAGTGGGGACTCGAAACCGGATGGGGAAAGAGCGTCATCCCCGGCACCAACAATCTCGGCAACATCAAAGACTTCTCCGGGAAAGGGACGGCTGCAACGGACAACATGACCGGAAGCCGCGACAAGTACCGCGCCTATGAATCGCCAGATCAGTTCGTTGACGACTATGTGAGCCTGATCCAGCGAAAGTACCCCAATGCGGTAAACGCCAAGACGCCCGAGGACTTCGCCAAGGCGCTCAAGAGCGGTGGCTATGCCGAAGACCCCGGCTATGTATCCAAGGTCAAGACCGCGGCCAAGATGACGCCCACCAAGGCTTCTGGTGGCGTTACGCTTGTTCCCGTCGATCACGACCCGTTCGCCGCGGCGCCATCTCCTGGTGAGACTGCTGCGCCCGAAGGAGGCGGCGCAGCCTTCGGCGTCTACCCCAAGGCTCGCCGAGATGCCAAGAACAACACTGTTGACGCAGGCGGCTCCCTGCTGAAAGGGGTAGCAAGCGGCTTTGCGGATGTCGGCAACACGATCATCAACAGCGGAACGAAGGCGGCGGCAAACGCTATTCCTTCGCAGCCGAACATGCTGATTAACCCCGATGTCCAGCGCCCGCCTACAGGGATCACGAACATCGTCAGCGGCCAATCGCCGATGAGCCCTGCAGAACAGCAGAACGCCGAACGTGCTCAGGGTCTGAAGCAGTTCAACGAAGAGAACAAGGGCGCCATCTTCTCTGGTGGCCGAATCCTCGGCAACATCGCAGCCACGTACCCAGTAGGGGGCGCCATTGCGGCCCCATTTCAGGCGGCAGGAGGCGCTCTGGCCACATCCGCGCCGATGATCGGAAACGCGCTCTCCAAGTTCGGTAACGCCGTCGCAACGGGCGGCATGTCTGTCGGTGGCGCTCCCGCCACTACGGCCGCGCAAACTGCCGGGAATCTTCTGGCCCGAGCGGCTGGCGGGGCCGTCACGGGTGGTGCATCTGCCGGCCTGGTTGACCCGGAAACCGCGAAGACCGGCGCCCTCATAGGCGGAGCGCTGCCGGTGGCTACGTTCGCTGCCGGAAAGATTGGGCAGGGCATCGGCCGCAGCATCGCTGGGAAGCCTATCGCTCCCGAGGTAAAAGCCTTGGCAGATCGTGCGCAACAGCTTGGCATTGACATCCCCGCAGACCGGCTCGTGAACAGCAAGCCGCTCAACGCTCTCGCTGCAAGTCTCGACTACGTTCCTGGCAGTGGCCGCGCCGGCACGATGGACAAGATGACCTCGCAGCTCAACACAGCGCTGTCCAAGACGTTCGGCCAGAACTCAGACAACGTGACTGCTGCACTCCGCAAGGCACAAGGCGACCTCGGCGGCAAGTTCGACAAGGTGCTCCAGTCCAATACCGTCAAGGTCGATCAGCAGTTCATGACCGACCTCGCGGATGCGGCCAACATGGCTTCTCGAGAACTTGGTTCGGATGGCGCCGGGATCATCGGCAAGCAGGTTGATGACATCCTTGCCAAGGCCACCACGGGCGAGATCGACGGGCAGGCCGCGTACAACATCAAGAAGACGCTCGACCGGATCAGCAATCGTTCGACGCCGGAGGCCTTCTATGCCCGCGAACTAAAGAAGAAGCTCATGGAGGCGCTCGACCGCTCTCTGGGTTCTCAAGAGGCTGCGGCGTTCGCCACGGTCCGCAAGCAGTACAGCAACATGCTGAGTCTCGAAAACCTCGCGCAGAACGGCGCGGAAGGAAACATCTCGATTGCTCGCTTGGCGAACATGAAAAACATCAACAACCCCGAGCTACAGGAACTCGCTGACATCTCGGCGCAGTTCCTGAAGGCTCGCGAGGGCGCACACGGCGCAGCCCAACGGGTTGGGGCTGGTGCGCTCGCGCTTGGCTTGACTGGCCCTCAAGGGCTGGCGGCAGGCATGGCGACTGGCAGAGGGGCGAACATGCTGCTCAACAGCTCGGTCATGAAGAACGCTGTGACCGGCACGCCCCAGAGCAATCGGCTGCTTCAGTTCGCTCGCAGCCCAGAGGTTGAGCAGTTGCTGTATCGGTCGGCCCCAGTGGCAGGGAGCCGATAGGTCAACGACCCGTCAGGCCGCGCCAAAGCCCATAGATGAAAGCCGCCACAACAAAGACGATCAGTTTCCAGAGCATGTAGTCCGTGAATTCCACGGGCGGATTTTAGGCCACCAGCCACCTTCGGGTGGCTTTTTTGTTTTCAGGAGCCTGCATGGCACAGTTTCTCGCCCCCCTCATCAACGAGCAGCAGTTCGACGCCAACGGCGATCCGCTTGTCGGCGGCTTCATCGAGGTCTACTTGGCAGGCTCATCCACGCCAGCGACGACCTACAGCGACAAGGCCGGCCTCGTTCCGAACACGTGGCCAATCGAACTCAACACCTTGGGTGTGAACACTCAAGGCGCGGTTTGGATCACTGGGGGCGCGCTGTACAAATACGTCATCAAGAACGCCTCCATGGTGACCCTGCGCACCATCGACAACATCTCTGGCATCAACGATACGACCGTAGCGGTTGACCAGTGGATCGTCTACCAAGCACCCCCCACCTACATCAGCGCGACATCGTTTTCCGTGGCTGGCGATCAGACGCAGATCTTCCAAGCTCGCCGCCGCCTGATGACGACGAACACCGTAGGAACGATCTACAGCGCGATTGTCAGTAGCGCCTACATCGCCCCCAACACGACCATCACGGTAGTCAACGACAGCGGTGTTCTCGACTCGGGCCTTTCGCAGGTTTCCTACGGGGTCATCTCTTCGCTCAACACGTCGCTACCTGGAGGCCTTCTCATTGGCGTTCAAACGTTCTCAGCGAGCGGGACGTATACGCCAACGGCTGGAACGGCCTCCGTTGTTATCGAGATGGTGGGCGGCGGCGGTGGAGGGGGCGGAACCCTGGCCACGGGTGCTGGACAGGTTTCCGTTGGCGCTGGTGGCTCGGCGGGCGGATATGTCATCCACCGAGAGACATCTGGTTTTTCTGGGGCAACAGTCACGATTGGCGCTGCGGGAACGGCAGGCAGTGGAGCGAATGGCGGTGCTGGCGGAGCCACGTCTTTCAACACGATTACTGCGACTGGCGGTTTTGGTGGCGCTGCTGGCACCGCGGCGGCAACGAGTTCGTCGAATGCTGGTGCTGGCGGCGTTGGCACTGGAGCGAACATTCTCATTGTTCAAGGCCAAGCTGGCGGGTCCGGCGTTGCTGCGTTTGCTGCCGGGTGTGTCCAAGGCCAAGTTGGCGGCAGCGGCAGATTGGGGGCATCTGGAATTTCCGTTGTTTGTGGTCTAGGAAACTCCAACCCAGGCCCGGCGGCAACGGGGCGTGGGGCTGGCGGC